TCCAGTACCAAAAGTATTGTGCTGCATTTGTGAATAAGGTGAGTAGTAGTTTAAGCCACCTCCAGTGTTTTCTATACCAGTATGAGCATTATCTTGTTCACCAATTAAATTAATGACATTGCAACCTTGTGCAAACCTGTTAAAACCACCGCTATAAATCTCAATATCTGAACAGCTCTGATCAAATAAATTGTTGTCAGAATTTCCTAAAGAAATACCAGCACAATTATCACCTATAGTATTTTGGTTTGCAGATCTATTCATTGTTATATTGCTGCCACCGCTACCTATTTTTGTTTCATCACTTTTGTGCAGCATTAAGTCAGTATGATTATCACCCAACACTAAAGCATTTGAGTTGTAATTAAATACACCAGATACACTTTTTCCAATATTAATATTGCTGGATGCTGTAACGTAAATATTACTTGCATTTCTACCTATATCTACTCCTTGGACAGCATGCAATATAACTTGAGAAGAATCAGCTTCTATAGCTATATCACTAGAACCCATTACGCAAATCTTGTTAGATCCTTTTTCAACCCTAACATTATTAGAGGTTTCAACTATTATATCACTAACTCCTAATCCTAATTTTACAGATTCTACAGATATAGAACCAATAGCCTCATGATAAGTAATACTTGATGGATCATAGTTAATAGTATTACCAAACAAACTTACATTTGCATTAAAATGACAACCTTGATCTATCCAGCTTATGTCTTCAATGAGTCTAAAGTTTCCTAAAGTAGCTCCATCTCTAACAGACATCTGAATAAAACCTGAAGTTGAAATAATATCTCCCCTATTTACAGGATCAGAAACGTAAGCAATAGAAGATTTATCTAATCCATATCTAGCTACTACATGGTTTCTTACATCAAACCAAGCTTCTACATCATTAGTATTGTCCTTTCTTTTGTATATAATTCCTGGTCTAGCTTGTCCTAAAATAGTGTTGTCCGCAAAGTTGTATAAAATGTCATCTTCTGGATTATCTATTGACTCTACCTCATGGAAAAAAGATGTTGAATCTTTAGCTGTTAACTTTAACTTCTCTGTTTTTGATACGTAAGATGTAGAGGCTTGGTTGGTTATACCAGTTCCTGGAACTTCATGCTTAGTCTCATAATCAGTAAGTATATACGTTCCTCCAGGAATTAATGTCCCTACCATAGAGCTTATTTCAGCGTAAGTTCCTGAAAAATAAGACACTCCGCTATCTCCATTTGCTGTAAAAGAAAGTACTAGACTGTCATTTGAAGAAAAGGTTCCGTTGTGTGAAACGTAGTCTACATCAAACGTGTGATCAGCTCCATTATCAGTCACCCCTGTAATATCTCCCATCCAGAAGATACTACTGTCAAACTGCTTAAACAACTTAACTTTACCAAAAGATCCACTATTGTCAAATGCATCTAAAAACGGGTCAATATCATTACCATCTGCATTTAAGTCATTTACATAAATTTTAGTTACACTTGCTGGTGTAACGTTATTCATTCTTAATTTACTTGCAAGAGGACTTGCAGAGGTAATTGTGTCAAAAATTATTCTTTGTGACCAACCACCAAACATACCATTAGCTCCTGCTGCACCTGGAGCTGGAGTAGGTAAAGTTATAGAGCTTGAGCAGTTGCAATTAGATGAACATCCACATCCCATAATATATTATTTTTAAGTTAATTAGCAGTTACAATTTTCCCAAGAACATAAGTTCTTCAAGGAATCTAAAATTTTATTTGTGCAAGCAATATCACAACAGGAAGCACCTGAGAGTAATGCTTTGTATAAACCTTCAGCAAGATTAGCATCATCTACTAAACTTCCTAAGTCACAGTTACCATGACAAGTTTGACACGCAACATCTACCCACATTTTATCAATGCAAGCTCTGACGCTACATGTAAATAATTTCTGTATTTCTCCTTTGTAATCAGTTGTACCATCACTAATGCTATAACTAATAGTAGTTATACCATCTTGGTAACCTATAAGAGTAATTCCTGTAAACGTAAAACTACCAGTTACGGTAGCAGGAATTTGAGATAAAACGTCTACTACTTGTGTAGCGCCGTTTGGATAAGTTATGGTTATAGACGCTGAAGTTACTGCAGATCCTGCAATATTTGGGTTTTCCCATCCTCCTGTATTGTTAGTAGCGTCATAGACACCAGTAGCGTCTGTTATTGTTAACGTTTGACACTTATTACTTAAGCATGATGTAATTACTGGTACTAATGCCATATTATAATTTTTTTCAGTTAAAAAAAAGGAGGGCGTCTAGGAACTCCAGACCATCCCTCCTTTTATGAATTGGTTAATTATACTATTTTATAGAGCTAAATCACCAGTTGCCAAAGGCCCACCTGATGCAGTAACAGCACCACCGTACACTGGCTTACCTTCACAAATGTCTTCAAGAACATCAGTGATGTCATCCGCTGTAGAACCATTAGCCCAATTTGGGGTTGCGTTTGGAATCAATAGCATGTATTGTTTTTTACGCTTGTTAACAGTAACATCTCCTTCACCACCTTCAACTACTTCAATGACAATTGCATCATAAGTTGCAGTAGGATCAGTAACAACTGGAGCAGGGAAAATATTTGGCTCTCCCATTCTGAAATACTCACCATCATTACCTTTGTAGAAGAATTCTAATTCAGCAGCTTGCTCATAAGTTCCAACTCCTGGATTTGCACCAACAGCTTCAGTTACAGCAGTAGTACCAGCTCCTTGCAAAGTAGTAACCCACTTAGCTTTTCTGTAGTTGAATTTACCAACTGAAAACTTCAATGGAAGACCAGTTAATTTAATTCCCCAGTCACCAGCAGCAGCATTTGCTGCACTGTAAAAACCTGCACCAGCTAAAGCTGCGTTAGAAGGCCCTTGGTAAGGAATATCTAATTCTGCTACTTCAGCACCACCTACGTTGTAAGCAACAACTTTGTAAGCAATACCACCAATTCTCATATAGTCTCCTGCAACAGAACCACCATTATCAATATCCGTAGCAGCAGTTACGTACTTACTACCATTAACTACAGTTAAATTACCAGTAGTGTTACTGGTAAATGTAGAGTTAGTAACTCTTTCAAACTTGATGTACTTAGAAGCTTCTCTTGAAAAGTTGTTAATAAAGCTAGAAACTAAACCGTCAGCTACTTCTACTTGCGTAGCAGTTGCATCAGACTTGTACTGTCCATGCTTTACTAAAATTCCACCACCTTGGCTGTTAGTGATTGATTGATCAATGTGTAGTCTTACAAAGTAAAGGTTATCATTGATAGCTTCAATTGCTCCTGAAGTAGTGTTATACCCAATGTAGTCAACTTTTTCAGTTGCTGGAGCTGCTACAGCCCTAGTTACTTTTACTACATCAGCTCCACTAATCACATCACTTGTGAAAGGAGTCTTTGCGCCTTTACCTTCTACTAAAGTGAATTCACCACCTGCTACAGCAGCTGCTTCTGTTAACCTTGTTGTTTTAGAACGGTTGAAGATTCCTATTTCTCCACTAGTAAGTGTAGAAATGTTACCCGTTGTCTTTGCTGTTCCTGGTACTCCCACAAACAGTGACATCTTGTTTTTTTCTGAAAATGTTGCCATTTTAATTTAAGTTTTAATTATACAAAAAATTTACTAAATACATATTTATTCTGAAAGACTAGCTTCTTGCCTACCTAACTGCCATAATTCTGGAGATGTAATTCCAGTTGCAATAGCTACAGCTTCATCTATTATTGCTCTGTGCATGATTGTGTCAAGTTCACAATTAAGAGGGCCAGTAAGTCCTTCAATAGTTGAGGTATCTGAGATAATAGGTTGCGGTCTTCTAAGGTATCTAAATGAATAGGTTGTTACCGTAGTAGCAGCATCTGTTATTAACTCATGCCTCTTGGGGCCTGTACCAATAGTATCTCTACTAAAGTCCATCCTCCAAATTAATTCTCCATAAGGTTTCTTATGGGGGTTTTTTCTATTTTTAATATACAGATCATGTGTAATAGGCTTAACTTCTACTCCTGTATCTCCATCATAACATGGATTAGTTGAAGAAATTGTAGCCTCCTCTTGAAGAGTGTACAAAAAATCTGTAGGTAAATCAAAGAACGTTCCGTCAGCTTTAGACCCTGTCTGGTTAGCAGAGATGACACCAACGCCATCTCTGTGTAACTCAGATAAATCTTTACGCCTCTTTTCAGTGACTTCAATCCCAGTAACATATTTATTACCTCTAGGATTTACAATATGGAGAATAAGTCTTTCCTGCGCTTGTGTAAGAAACCTACTAATCTCATCAGACTCATAGCCTGGTGCGTCAAAGTTAGTTATCTTGTCATAGTGGATCAAGAACTCATTTTCCATTTCTACTGAAGTCATCTATTAGTCTTTAGCGGTTTCTAATCTTGCTTTAATATCAAGCATGATGTCTTGATTCTTTTTCATTTTCAAAAACTTAACAGCTGTATCCATTAATGGAACCTCACCTGGCCCTGATAATGGCTCACCGCCTTGTAAGAAATACTTACGTCCGTCTTTTGCAACAATACCAGCTTCAACAGCATCTAAGATTAACAATCTTGTCTTTCTGTCTGAATCATTAGCAATAGCTAAGAAGGCGTCCAAGTCAGAGTTAATCATCTTACCCATTTCATCTTGCAACCACTTTTCAGTAGCATCAAGAGGAATCCTTTTTCCATGGATTCTAAGTAAGTTAGACATCTCTTCTTTGTTTTCATTAACTTTTCCAAGGAACATGTAAGCTTCTTGTAGCTTCTTTTGTTTTGTAAGCCTTGTGTCTACTGCAGTTTCTTCTGAAACAATCATAAACTTGTAGCTTCTTTTCCTTTTGTGTTGATCATAAGAAGGAGCAATTTCATCCTTATTTGATAACAACAACTTATAATCTATATAATCCTTTGGCTGGTCTAACTTTAAAACTTTAGGATCTTTACCTAGTCTTATTTTATGACGTCTCCAAAAATTGTTTTCTTCTTTATACGGAGATAAATCTCCTGCTTTATATGACATTCCAGAAACTTCTGGACTTTCAAAGTAAGCTTTTTCTTCATCAGTTAATGGACATATAATGTTTCCATTTTTATCCATTGGTGCTGAATAATTTCTTGTAGCAGGGCCTACTAAAAACGCTGCTTCATGATTTGGATCTGTAATCCAAGTGCTTCTTTTAATTGGTAAAATCTTAACGGTCTTTCCTTCAAAGTCCTTTTTAAGATCAAATACCTTCTTCTTTACTTCTCCCATTTCTTCTCCTTTTATGGTTAGTTTAAAAATTAATAATTGCTAAGGTAATAAAAAAGGGGCTAAGCTACATAACTTAGCCCCGTGTTTTTTTATGAAAGAATGTTTGGAATGAAAGACGCTGTCTTAGATGGATCTCTCACAATCACACCTCCAATATACATCTTGTGCTCTTCCCAAGCATCTTCTGCAGTTCCAATTGCGCTAAATGCACCATCTGGATCATAAGGGTTTC